GTCCGCGCCGAAACTGACATAGATGTCCCCAGCCATTTACGGCATCCTCGGCCCGTTGATCCCCGCCACGCCCATGATCTTCCCACCGGTCCGTTTCATCCATTCCCGCGCCGCGTCGGCGGTCATGTATTCCTTCGGCTCCGGCGGCTTGTAGCCGGCTTGGGCGACGACGATCAGCCGCGGCGGCGGCGCCAGTCGCCATTGTTCGTTGAGGTCGGTGACGAAGTCGACGTCGATCGTATCGAGCACTTCGTCCCGGTTCATCCCCAGATCAATCACCAGCCGAGCGACGAGCCCCCGCCAGTCTATCGGCTCGCCGCCTGCTTTTCCCCCATCGGCGGGGCGCCTTTGGCCTCCTTGTCGCCGCCCTTCGCCTTCTCGGCCGTTCCGGCCTGGGCGAAGATCGTCGGCAGGGCCTGGATAAGCTCGCCAGGGTTGATCGGCCGGTCGTAGAGGTCATCCATCGTCACCGACGGATAAGCCCGTCCCAGGGCCGCGTGGACGATTTTGAGTGCGATATTCGTCTCGTCCTCGCTCAGCGCCAGCGCGTTGATCAGTTCCTCGCGTTCGGCCTCGCTCAGCGCGCTCGTATCGACCGCGACCGGCTTGCCCCGCTTGTGGTTCTTCTCGACGAACGGCCGCGCGGCGTCGGCCCGCCGATTGATGAACTTCAGCGCCGGCGGCATCAGCGGCCCGATGACGATCGTCTGACGCAACATGAGGCGAGGAATCCAATATTCCTCGCCCCCCAGGGTGATCTTCCGCGCGTCATCGAGACGGACGTGCGGATCGTGTTCGAAGGGCATGAGAACCTCGCAGACTCAGCTCAATTCAGGGAACACATATTCGAGCACATTCCCCGCCGCGTTGGCGAAGAAGCTGAAGTCGATCTCCGGCATGACGAAGTCCTCGAGCTTGGTCGCCAGCGACAGCTTCGACGCCACACAGGCGTAGAGCCGAATCGCGAACGGCCGCGCCGAGGGCTGATTGAGGTTCGTGTAGTAGTCGAGCTGGAACACCGGCGTCGTGCCGAGCGCGACGTTGGGAATGGTCAGGCTCTCGCCGGTCGTCACTGTGTCGGTATAGGTGAATAGCAGCGACGACGTGCTGTCGGAGATCGAGAGGGTATAGATCCCAGTCGAGTAGCTGACCGAGTAATAGCCGGTCGTCTCCGAGCCCGCCGCGACGCGCCCGAGCGGCAATCCCGTCGCCTGGTAGGTGACGCCGAGATCGACGTCGAAGGTCGTGTGGTTGGTCACCTGCTGGGTCGTCGCCGCCAGCGTGTGCTGCTCGCCGACGTTCCAGGCGAAGCCGCCCGCATTCATCGTCGTGCCAAAAAAGGCCGCATTCCACGCCCGGCCTGACAGCGTCGCCGCTTTGATCTTGCCGGTCGCCTTGGCGGTGCCGCGCGCGACCACCAGCGCATAGATGTTCTGCCCGAACAGTTCCTTGTTGGTCGCCGAAAGATCGACCGTCAGTTCCTGCGCGTAACCGATGTTGACCGGCGCAGGAACCGCCTGCGTGGTGTTCTGCACAACGACGATTCCAGGCCCAAAGGCCGCAAAGGGCACGCTCATTTTTGATCTCCATCAAAGGGAAGCGGCGTCGTCACGACGCGGCTCTTCTGCAGCTTGCAACGCCTGACGCGCTGGGCCCGGCCGCAAGATTTCGAGCAGGCGTCCGGTGTATTCCATCGCGCCCACATGCTTCAGTTCGATCGACGGATCGACCCAGACTTCGCCGCCGACCGCCCGCCAACGGTCGCAGAACAGATAGTCCTCGCCGATCTCTTCGTCGTCGGTGGTGAACTGGAAGAACTGGTGATAGGCCGCGCGCTGCGCCGCGTTCATGTCCTCGTGGCCTTCGCGCTTCCAATCCGGATGCGCGGCGATCAAATCGACGAACACGCTGCGGTCGATCGCGACGAACGCCGCCCCGACCCGCGCGACTTCGATCGCCCCCATTTCGTCGAGGCGGATCGGCGCGTCGGGGATGAACTGCGCGCACCACACCGAAGGATCGGCGTTCGGCAACCGGCTTTTCTTACGTCCTGCCGCGGCGATGAACGGATGCTCGCTCGCCAGCAGCCTGATCACCGATCCAGCGTCCCATCCCATGTCGTCGTCGATCATCAGCAGCACGTCGAAATCCGAGGCGAGGAACCGCGCCGCCAGGCCGTTGCGAGCGCGCGGCAGATTGGACGATCCGACCAGAAACTCGGCGCAATGGCGGATCTTGTGGTTGGTCAGCAGATTCGCCGTCTTCAGCATCGACACCATGTATTGCACGGTTGGATCGCGCGCGACCGGCGTGGCGATCATCACCGAGCGCGACTTCGCCCGCTCGAGCCGTGCCGCCTGCCGCGCCTCTTCCTCGGGATCGACGACGCGCGGAATCGGCTTGACCGCGACGCCCATCGCCGCGGCGATCTGCTCTGCGGAGGGAACGAACTCGCTCATCAGTTCGGCCTCATCGCCGCGCGGATCGCCGCCTTTTCCATTTCGAAGGCTCGCCGCACCGCTGCGACCTGTTCGCACGGCCACAATTCCTCGCAGCGCGAGATGGTCTGGCTCTCGTCGTCGATGTCGAACACCCGAACCGGCGGTCGCGCCATCAGCGCAGCGATCAGCGCTTCGCGGATTTGACACAGATCAACCCCCTGGCCGCCCTTCACCTGGTCGACCTTGAACGACTGCCCGCGTTTGCCCCGCGCCACAACGAAATAGGCCCCGTCGTTCGGATGCCAGATCGGCGGTCCAATCACCACGTTGTGGTCCTTTGCAGCGACAAGGATGCTCGTCGCCAAGCCGGAAGCGTCTACATGCGGCATACGGACCTCACGGGATAATGATGTCGATTGGAATGCACGCCAGCCCCTTGCCCGTCTTGTCGCCCGGCGCGGCGATCACTTCTCCCGAGATCATCGCTGAGAAGACGAGGCCGTCGAGCGTGCAATTCCCGGTCTGGTAATTGTCGGGGACGAGCGCAGCGTCGATCGCATCCTGGATTGGATTCAACACCGCGTCGGGGATCGCGTTCACGTTCGCCCCGACGTCGATATAGACGATCGCCATAATCGTCAGCGTGCGTCGCGGCGGCTGCGCCGGCGACGGCCGGTGATAGGTCTCATGGTGCTTGACCAGCACCAGCGCCGGATTATTGGGTGAAGCGATCGTTTCCGGCGACACATTGCGCCGCGTCACCGCGCTGAACGCCGCCGAGCCGTTGACCATGATGCCCTGCAACCGCGATTGCAGCGCCTCCATGATCTGTTCGCGGGTCGCGGCGGTGGTCATCTGCGCTTACTCGCCGCGGCGGCGAACATCATGATCAAGCCGATGACGAATGCGAGCTGCCAGAAGGTCATCGATTCAGCGCCCCCTCGACCGCATCGCTCACCGTCCGCTCGATCTCATCCCGCGCATTGACGAACGCCGGTTCGATCGCCGGATAAGGCGGAACGATCGCCCCTGGAGAATGTACGACCTTGGCGAATACCATCCCCGCATCGCCTTCGAACGCCAGCACGTCGGCCGCGCTCGGCAGGATTTCATGCGGCGGAATGCTGGCGCCACCCTCGAGCAGATGCGCCAGCGGATTCCCCGATCGCACAAATCCCGCGACCACATAGGACTTGTCGGTCACACCGCCGTAGATGCTGGCGAGATAGGCCCCCGGTTTCTTGCCCTGGAACCGAATGTGCGCCGCGGCCAGCCCGCGCGCGTCAGCGGCGATCTGCCCCGCCAGCGGCCCCAGCGCCTGCACCAGCGCCTGGCGCACGTCCGGCCCGATCTTGTCGAGCCGCGCAACGAGCCGTGATTCATCGATCTGGAGGTCGATCTGCGGCACTACTGCACCCCCGTCGCCATCAGTTCAATCGCCCCCGCCATTTCCCGCTTATAGGGGTCGACCTTGGTCACCGAGAAATTCTCGCTGGTCAGCGGCAGGATGATCCAGTCGCCCTTTTGCACCGGCAGCGGAAACCGCGCCAGCCACAAATCGCGATTGAGCAGGATCACCGTCCGGTCGTTTTGCGAGATTGCCCCCATCTGCGAGGCCGCATAGCCAGCCTGCGCTTCTTGCGTTCCGTCCGGCTGCACATTCTGTACGATCGCGTTGAGCATCACCGTGAAGGTCCACGCCGAGGGCGGCTGGCCGAACTTGCGCTGCACCTGGATTTGCACGCCCAGCCGGTCAATCGCCCGTTCGATCGCCGCGGCGGCGGAAGGATTGAACACGGCCTTAGCGCGCGCAGCCGAACAGCGCCAACGCCGCCGGCGTCGCGTAGGCGCCGACCACCACCACGACTGCGCGGAACCGATCGCCGAGTACGCCGTCCTGAACGGTCCCCGGCGTCAAACTCTGTTGCGCCGGCGTGAACGGGTTTGTCTTGTCGAGCGCCGATACGTTGGCGATCGAGATCCCGTTCGAGGTCGTGAACTGCACCGCCGCAATGTCGATCGGCGTCTGGCCCTGATCAATCGACGTCTGAAAATAGACCGTGACTGACGTTCCACCGGCGCCCGTCGTGAACAGGGCCTCGAGACTCAGCGCGTCGATTCCGGCGAAGTTCTCAATCCAGTCGCCCTGATAGGTTCCCGCCGTTCCGAGCGGAAACGCGCCACCGCCGTTGTAGGTGAAAGGAAACGGTCCGGGATTGTCCATGTCAGCGAAACCTCAATCCTTCGCGCGGGGTGGTCGACATATCGCCTCGCGGCCGCGCGACGACCGCGTTGACCCAGGCGCGGCGCAGCGCCAGCGTCTCAACCTCATCGCGCCGTCCACAGAACCAGCGCCACAACCGAACCATCTTCGCCCTCATGCCACGACCGCAACACGGAAGCGATCAAGCTTCGCCGCCACGTCGACCGGCAAATCGCCTGGGCCACCCGGCCCGGTCCCAAACCAATAGGTGAATTCGGCGATTCCCGCGGCGTTTTCCTGCCGGATCATTGGATCGCGTTTTCGCGCATAATAGCGCGCCTTGACCAGCAGGAGAACCGCATCCTGCACGTCGTCGGGAATTTCGGCATAGGGCGCCTGGTAGATCGCCAGCACCGGCAATTGCCAAGGCTTAGGCTGCCGGTCGATAGAGAACAGCCGCGTCAATTGTCCCAGCGGTCCATTGGCGATGAAGTCCGACCCTTCGCACAACGGCGTCGGGAACAGCGGCGAGTTCTCCACCACCAGCGCGTAGGCCGGCGGCGCTTGACCAACAACCAGCCCCGAGGTCGGCTCCGTCCAGGAATTGTTGATTCCGATCGGCGCGGCGTTCTGCAGCGTCTCGCCGAAGCTCTTGGTCGAGACGTAGCAGTTCCAGCCCGTGGCGATGGCGTTGATGTCGGCGCCGGGCGCAGCGACCTGCAGCAAGCCATTGGCCGCCACCGCCAGCTCGCTCTCGACGCTCGCCGCCGTCTCCCCCGTCGACGTGACGTAGGTCACCCGCACAAAATACTTCGCCGCCGCCAGCGCCCCGCCGGACGAGGGGGAAAGCGTAGGCGCCAGCGGCGGCGCCGTTCCCGCCGGCGAGGGAGGCGACGCCAGCGGATATTGCGAGAGCTGCAGCGGCGCGAGCCGCGGCGGAACCTGCCAGGGATAAGGCCCTTTGGCCGGCCATATCTGGTCCTGCCAGGTCTGCGGATAGAAATTCCGGTTGCAGTAGTTTGCAGCGACCGACGAAGCGCGCGTAATGACCTTTTTCAGCCACGCGTCGTTCGCCGTCGTCGTCAGGTCGATCTCCTGCTTGACATCGGCCAACGCGACCAAATCCCCGACCTGCCCACCCGCAAAGAGCGAGGCGGTCGCTGGAATCAGCGTCGTGGCGATTTGGGTGAAATCCATGAGACGTCAGAACTCCGAGTCCAAAATCGGCGCGCTCTCCGCCAGACACAGGAACGCCCCGAGGCACAGCAGCCAAATCGTCGCGATGCTCAACATCATTCCATCCTCATCCCCTCACCCTCTCCGGGTGGGAGGG